CCCTGAGGACGGCGGGCAACGTGTCAATTATAAGATAACCGACACCAGGACACCGGCCCATATAGACGTATATGCACTGATGCATAGTATTATGGATATACCAGGGATCTCCTTATCTGTGAAACCGAAGCCTATAAAACCGGCACCCATTGCCCGCGTGCCCGTAGAGGCCGTTAATAGGCCCGTAGCCGATGGCATAGCCAACAGTACATCTTATGCCTTGGCGGCTCTTTTAACAGAGCTAGGCATCACTGAGCGAGCCCAACCCGGCGCTAGGTTCGACCAGGTTTATAAATCCGGGTGCGCTTTAGGTGAGCTTATCGGGGGTGGGATGCTACCAGAGGCGGCAACCTTTAACGCACTGGTAGAGGCCGGATGCAAATCAAAGCTAGATCGGTATGAATGCATCAAGTCAGCAAAGAACGGCATAGCTAAAGGCAAGTTGAATCCGAGGGGGAAAGCATGACTCCCTCTTTTGATCCCGTAGACGCACCTATCGAATGCGATCCAAGGGAGCAGGAAGAGACACCCGAACCATGCAGCCCGACGCCGCCCGGCTACTCAGGCCATGATCTCGATGGTCAGTTATGGGTGGAAGGCGGCCCGCTTAAACCAGAGGTTGAACCTAAAGGCATGTCTCAGGAAGAGTTTGATAAATTCAAAATGCCAGAAGGCCCAAGGCTAACCGTTAATCTCCCGCCTGAGAATTTCATATCCCGACTTATGGGATACGGAACTTCCGTATGTGACGCATACGTCGAATACTGGTTTATGGGTGCATTATTCGCTTTGGCGGTGGTGTCGGATAAGAAGATTAAGTATGAACTGTCATCGGGTACAATCTACATGAATATGTATATCTATCTATTAGGATTATCGACACTTGCCAGAAAAAGCACGGTCGTTAATTTAATAGAGGATATGCTCTTAAAAGTCTTAGGGAGTTTCTTTGCTGATTCGGTGGTCCCAACCGAGTTTAGCAGTGAGGCGTTCATAGAACATATGGACCATCATAATCATGCAGCATGGATACGAGACGAAGCCGCTGGAGTCATAAGCATAATGAAGAAAGACTACATGAGGGGATTCAAAGAGAGCCTCATGCAGCTTTACGACTGCCGGAAGATAACCAGGAAGTTAAGAACCTCAGAGCGTAAAAATGTTCAGAAAGAGTTTAATGTCAACGATCCTTTCTTGAACCTACTATTCGCTTCGACTGATGCCGCTCTCGGACTCTACATGGAAGCCGTAGATACATTAAGCGGATTCCTGGCAAGGTTCTTATTCGCATTCCCTCAGCATGAAAACCCTAACTATATGCCATTATGCAAAGGGAATAAAAAACAGTCAGAGATGGAAGAGGTTTGCAGACACCAATTAGAAAAGATCGCCACTACCATGATGAATCTGCCCGGATGTGTAGATATGATTAACTCACCTGAAGCACAAGCATATTGGGCAGCATGGGGAGAGAGCAGAGAGAGAGCTATGGCTAAACTCAAAGATGGCTACTCTTCTCAGATCATGGGCAGATTGAACACCACAGCGCTTAAATTCGCTATGGCTTTTGAGGTTGGGCAACCCGGATTCGACCCGGCCAACCCGATCAGATTAGAGTTCATGATGGAAAGTTGCAGACTAATAGACACGTATTTCTTGCCTACCACCAGAGCCGTATATGATCTGGTCGCAAATGAGGATAAGAAGAATCACATAGCCCACATGCTAGGTTATCTTGCCCGCAACGGCGGCAGAGCTACCAAGAAAGCCGTTATGAGGGATGAGAAGATCATAGCAAAAGATATGGAAGCATATCTGGAAACTATGGTTATGTGCGATCAGATCACCATTGAGAAAGTCTATAATGAGGTGTCAAAGAGAAATACGCTTTGGTTATACCTGGTAGACAATCGAGAGGTAGTTGAAGTAGGAGAGGTATCTATAGTAGGTAAAGTAGGAAAAGTAGATGAGATAAATAATAGAGGAGAGACTTCTCCTACTAATCCTACTTTGCTACCTTTACCTACCTTTGAGACTCCAGACAAACCTCTCGTCGTGTTGGTGGAAGGCGCGAAGGTGGAACATAAAGATAAAAGGAGATGTCATCAATGCAACCGAACTTTCCCCTATGACCTGAATTATCATTACAATGGGGATCAGTCCGGCTTTGAATGCTCTTCATGTTTCATGGGTGCGACACCTGAGAAGGTAGCCCCGGTTAAGACCAAGAAGGATATACAGAAAACATTATAAGAGGTGGTGAATAAATGAAGAGGTGCGCTATATGTAGCCATGACAGAAGGTGCGAAATAGAAAGGGACATCCTGCAAGGTGTCCTTTATTCTTCCATATCCTTGAAATATGGAATAAAAGAGCAGTGCATCACAGATCATAAGGCAGCCAACCATATTAAGCAGGACATCATAAAGAGGCGTGGTGACGATATGGCGGCCCTTCTGGAGGAATGTCTAGCCATCAGTCTAGGGGCAGCCTGTGAGGCCCGCGCAGCTAAGGCTTATGGAGCCGTGGGTTCAATCATGGCCGGGCCCTACAAAGTGCTGGAGCGCTCACCAGGTGCGCCCGTAGAGACAGGATTGGAAGCTATGCGAAAGGAAATGGAGGCCCGGCGAAATGTGGCACCTACCACCGGATGACAGCAAAGCCGCCGATGTCTGGATTACCACGCTAGGGAAGGATGCCCATAAGCTCAATCTGCTTACTGGTGCGGTGAGAAGTACAAAAACTGTAGGCAGTCTCATAGCATGGGCGGACCGGGTAGGCGGTGGGCCTGTGAATGCTCCTAGAATGATGCTAGGGAACACTGAGCGCACCCTGGCAAGGAATTGCATAGATCCATTAAGGGAGTTTGTAGGTGCTGAGAATTGCCGTCTCAATGCCGGTACAGGTGAGTTATTCCTATTTGGCCGCAAAATATATTTAGTAGGTGCTAATAACATTGGTGCCCTGCCTAAGGTACAGGGACCAACCCTATTAGATGCCTACTGCGATGAGGCGGCAACGTATCCCTTTGAAGTCTTTAACATGCTGGTATCAAGGCTCTCCATGCCAGATTCAAGGTTATGGGGTACTTTGAATCCGGGCCCGCCCGCCCATTGGATGAAGAAGCTATTCATTGACCGGGCAGATGAGATTGACGCGCAAGTCTGGCAATTCTCCCTTGATGATAACACGTTCATTGATGACAAATATAAGGCATGGCTCAAAGCCACATATACCGGACTCTGGAGAAAGAGAATGATTGATGGCCTTTGGGCGATTGCAGAGGGAGCAGTCTTTGGCAACTTTGACCCGGCGGTTCATGTGGTGGGTGGTGTGCCCGGTGTGCCAATGGATCAGATGAGGATAGGCATAGACTACGGCGCAGCTAACCCAACGGTGTTTATCAAGTTATGCCGATTCAAAAATATCTGGATCGCCACGGATGAATATTACCACCGGCCCAAAGAGCAGAACCAGAAAACCAATTCTCAGTATGCTAAGGATCTCATAGCCTTCAAGGGAGCCCTCCACCCTAGCAGCATCGAGGTAGATCCTAGCGCGGCAGCATTCATCCATGAGGCCCGGCAGGCGGGGATAAGAGGCGTGCATGGGGCAGATAATGACGTTCTTGGCGGTATCCAGAAGATCAGCAATGCCCTCAATGCAGGCACCTTGAAGATCTCCGAGAACTGCCCGAACCTCATTGAAGAAATGCAGTCTTATGCATGGGATGATAAAGCCGCAATTCAGGGGATAGACAAGCCCATTAAGAGCGGGGATCACGCGATTGATGCACTTAAATATATAATCAATGCGATATACTAGGAGGTATTCATGGTAATAACAAGTTTAGCAGCCTTCGCCACTGGTGCGCCGTGGCCCATTCCCTCAGAGAATGAGAGGATGGATAAATATATTAAGAATGCTTTGCTCTATGAAGGCAAGCACGGGCAGGTTTGGCCCGACTTAAACCCATACGGAATTAAGCCGCCCTCATCCGGAGATCATGGGTTCTCGATGGT